GTCCATGTCACCTTTGGGCTTGCGGTCTGTCCAACGCGCCATCGCCTCTTCCACCCACGTGGTGGGGATCACCTGCCACGCGCTATCCTGCATGCCGGCTTCGAAGTCGCCGAATAGCATCTGGCTGCGCAGCGGTTCAGGCATCGACTGCAGCACGGTCAGGTAGCCGGTGCCGACCAAGTAGGCGTTGTCCGATATGCGCGACGGGATGAACGTGCGGGTCTGCGGTGTGGTGACCTGCTCGGGTGAGTAGTCCGTCGGCTCGAAGTCATAGTCCCGCACCCCATTGGTCATCACGAACGGGCGAGGGTCATCAAGCCACACATCACGCGATGTGCCTGTATCCGCATCCGGGATCATTGCCACTAAGCGCAGCTCGCCAGGCATGGCGCGCTTGCCGGGGAACTTCCTGTCGATCCATGGCGCAAAGAACTTGACGATCCACCGGCCTTCGCTACTGGTCGGCGGGTTGAACGTCATCAAGGTTTGGCTGTGCCGTCCCTGCTTGGTGGATCGCACCCAACCCATGAGGAAGCGCACCTGTGCCTCCAAGAAGTTCGATGCCTCATCAAGCACCAGCAAGTCCTTCGGGCGGCCCTGGTACTTCTTCTCGTCGCCCAGGTTGGGCACAGAGCACAGCTCAACCTGGCGGTCAGGCCGGCGCCATATCTTCTCTTGCCCGTTGTAGCCGTCGCGTGACCCAAACAGCTCTTGGAGCCGGTCGACGATGGCGGTTAGCTCGGTACCCTCACGCCTGAAGATGGCAACCTTTTCATGCTGCCCGCACACCGCTTTGCCGCATGCCAGGTCCGTCTTGCCACCACCGGCCGCGCCGCCGAAGCCGATCACGTCGGCCTTCGACTCCCACGCCGTGGTCTGCGGGCCTGGTTGGGCTATCCATACCCGCTCGTCGATGTCCGCTGCGATCAACGCGTCAAGTTCTGCGCGTTCATCAGGCAACAGGTGTGCGAGTAGCTCGCTGATTTCCGCGCGGGACTCGCTCACAACTCGCCTACGGTGTACTTGAAGATGACCTCGATAGCCGCGACTGCGGCGATGCCGCACACGAACCCTGCGATGAAGGTTTCAACCATTACCCAATCTCCTTGCGTACACGGGCTAGGCCCAACAGCGCAGCGACGCGCGATACACGCTTCACCTCGTCGATCAACACAGGCCCTCCACCGAAGCCGGTGATTTCCTGTTTGTCGCCGTACTTGGCGCGGCGGTTGCCTTTGAGCAGCATAGCCAACAGCGAATCGCTGTACTCGCTGACCGTCAGGTGTATCGGGTTGCCCAGGTCGTCGATGGCCTGCAGGGGCAGCTCGACTTCGTAGGCGTCGCCGTTTTCTTTGTAGCGTGTCTGCTTGCGGGTGATGACCTCACCGAACTCATCACGCTGCCAGACAGGTGTGAGCTGGCCCTGGTACACGACGGGCTTGTTGACGCCCTCCACGGCGCGCCTGCGGGCTTCCAGCTCCAAGACATCGGTGCTGTCTTCAATCGCGTTCAGGACGGCCGCGTCGAAGTCGTCGTCCACCTTGCGCAGCGAATAGACCGAGCTGGACGATATGCCGGCTAGGTGAGCAGACTTCGCTATGCAGCCGTTGCCGGCCAGGTGACGCAGAAAGTTGTAGGTCCATGGATGTGCCATGGACGCAGATTACTGCAGGTGATGCGTGTTATGCGCTCCTCGCTGCGTCGATGGCGGCAATGCGTACCGTCGAGAAAATCAAGGACGTTGCCGGAGGTTAGGGGGTGGCAGTTTCATGATGCCTACTCCTTGGTGGTCAGCGCCCGCATCAGGTCATGCACCGGCTTGAGCATTTTTGCGCTGTGTCCGTGGCTGTCCACAAAGTCGTTGATGTCGATCTGTTGCAGCAGCGCATTCGCCAAGCCTGTCAACTTGCGCAACTTTTGCTCCGCCGTTACTTCTTCTGCCATCTTACGCAGGATGGCGGCGGCATCACGCATGGCGGCAGTCGGGCAACCTTCGGCCAGTGCGAAGTCTTGCAATCTGTCAGCGAGTTCTAACAATTCTTTGTCAGTCATGTCGTTCCCCTTACTGTGTCAGTGGCGTCACGCCAAACAACTGGCCAGGTCACACGCCGCCTGCCTCGGCAGATGTCGCGAACAGTTGACTTGCTGATCGTGACCCCATCATCCCATTTGCGAGCAATTTCACTGAAGTTGAGGCCGCTCGTAAAAAGCCAGATTATTTGTTCGACATCATCATCCGTCAGCTTCGCCCGGTGGTGTGTCTCGCCACACCGTTTGCCGTACTCGTTGAAGCCGATTTTGGCTGTCATTTGGGAACCTGCAAAGTTTTGCGCGTTCCCGTGTTTCCCTGGTTTCCCTTTTTTTCCCTATGTACGGTTATAGTGCTATATATATGATAGCATACTGTATAAATATACAGTACTATTTCTCTTCTTACCACTATAATAGAGAAAGAAGAGAAACAAGAGGAACAACGCGCTAACCCCGCATCGCGTATAGCTTTTCCTGTTTCCTCTCTGTGAGAAACAAAGGGCAGCACAGGGGCAACAAATGGCCCTTTTTGAGTGTTTTTCACGATTCACTACCCCCGCCACCCTTCACCCACTTCTTCAAGGTGGAGCCACCGTACCTCACAACCCGCCTCTCAAAGCCCTCCAACCTCAAAAGATGGGCAACACGCAGCTCGTCTTTTCGCCCAATATCGCCCACTTTTTTGCCAAGCGCGCCCTGCAGCACCTCGACCATCCCCACCGGAAAATCGCCGTTGCAGCGCCCATCTGGATCGCCAAACTTCTCTTCATTTAGCCACCCCACGACCGGTTCCAACCACGAGTCTTGCACCTTGAACTTGTGGTGCTCAGCTTGGGCCAGACGCTCCGCCTCGGCGTAATGCACACCGCCGTGCTCCCACAGCATCAGGCCCTCAGCCCACAGCTGGTCGCGATCAGCCTTCAGCGCCACGGCGTCCACCTCTCCCACCGCCATCGGCAACCACCGGCGCTCGCCGGTGCTGTCGGCCAGCACCTCCTGCTCATTGGTCGAGCCGAATGCGATGAAGCGCCGTGGGAAGATCGTGACGAACTCCTTGAACTTTGGCACCCACTTCTCCCACCGGCGTGACACCCACGACTTGATTGCTTCACTCTCTCGGCTGTTCAAGCCCTTGAGTTCGCTCAGCTCAGCCACCAGCACCCCGCGCATGCCGCGCGCCAAGGCGTCGTCGTGCTTGGCCAAGTCGAACTCACCAAACGCCTCTTCGCTCGGTGATAGCAGCCTGATTCCGGTGGTCTTGCGCGTGCCCTGCGCCGACTTGAGGATGAACGCCATGTCAGCCTGGCACCCAGGGTCCATGACGCGCCCCGCAAGGGCGCTCCAGCAGTACATGCCGCAGGCTTGGGTGTAGGCGTTGTCCTTGGCGCCGAAATAGCGCGAGAAAAACGTGAGCACCCGGCTCGCACCGTCCCACTTGGGCAGCGAACCCAGCCACAACTGCGCGCTGTCGAACCGGTTCTCGCGTGCCACCATGTACACGGCGTCGCGCACCATCTCACGGGTGAACGGGTCGCAGCCGTTGTTCTCCAGGTACTCGCGCAGCACCGTGTAGTCGTGATCGCCGAAGGGGCGCCAGTCGAGCACCCCAGCATCGCGGCTGGCCCACATCAGCTCATCGCGGAACTCGTCCCAACCGATGCGCCGCTGGCACACGTCAGGACGGCGCAGCGCCATCAACAGGTTGGACAGCGTGGCCTTGATCGTGCCGTCACGCTTGCGCGTGAACGCAGGCAGCGCGAGCTTGGGCGGTATCACCACCTCCACCCCGTCGACCACTACCACCGCAGGCTGCCCGCTCACGTCCTCGAACTCGCTGGCCATGATGCCAATCGCGTCCAAGAAGTCGCTGTCCTTGCGCTTGCTGCAGTGCGCGTGCTTGCAGTCAAAGTGCCCCAGCGCAAACGGCGTCCCGTCCTCCTTCACGCCCACCCCGGCCGGGAAGTATTGCGTCTCGGTGTCACCGCTGTCACTCGTGTGCTCATCCTTGAAAGGGCAGTTGATGTTCAGCCGGCCGTCGGTGGTGTAGCTCTTGACCCAGCCGTTGCCGTCAAGGAAGGCCGCGGTGTCGTCCTGCGTGCTCATTGCAGCGCGCGGCGCAGTCGAGCGTATCAGTCCCCCACGCGCGATGCTCTCGGGCTCAATGCCGTGGGCGTCCTGCAGGCACTGCCAGACGGCGGCGAACTCGGCCGGTGTGACCTCGGGGATGTCGTCGGGCAACCCAGCACCGCCCTCATGGCGCCACTCGTAACGCGCGCCGCTTGGGTGCTGGCCGCAGGCGATGAATTGCTGACCGGTGGCCAGGAACTCGATGGGGCCGTGCGCCGTGGTGATCACGCGCTTGGCAAACTGCCCACGCATGCGGAACATGAGCACGCGCTTGCCGCTATTGTTTCGATAGCGGCACGGCAGCGGGCCGAGCACTGCCGTGATGGCGTCCTCTATGCGCTGGGCATAGATCGGGTCCACGATGTCGGTGTCGAACACGCACACGCCTGACGGGCGCCCGGTGATGATGCAGATGCCGTAGTCGAGTTCCTGCGACCACCGGCCGATCTCCTTGTCAGTTGACTGCTTGCGGGTCCAGTCCTTGATGCCGACCGCTAGGCGGTCCCGGTTGTACATGCTGGGCGTCTTGCCCAGCGCTTTGAGGGTTGAGTTGGGGCTGATTGCTGCGTTGGGTTTGCTCACCACTGGCAGCAGGTCGGCGGTCAGGCCGAGCTTTTGCCAGTGTGACCAGTCCCCCGGCAACGCCCCTGGCGTTGTGGTTGCGGACATGGTTGTGGTTTAGAGCGGGTTGAAGAGGTCGCGTTGGGCAGTAACTTCTGCCAATGCCGCGCGCAGGGCGTCGCGCTGCTTGACCAGCTCATTCAAGTTGCGCAGCCCGTGCTCTTTCAGGAAATTGCGCAA